CCTCTTTGTTAAGTTATGTATTTTTATAAATACCCTATCTTTATATATCTTATCTTGTCTTATGCAATAGTTAATTTATCTTTTTTTTAAGGTCTTTAATAGGTATTCTTTTATTTCCCTCAATACTAATACTAACATCTTTACTATCTCCCAATGCATTTATTAAAAAATTTAAGAACTGGTCTTGGTGTGCCGTGCCAGGTTTTAACTTTGGTACAGCTTTACCCTTTCCTAAACGAGAACGAGGCGAGGCGACATTTGTCGCCTCTACCTTTCTGTCTTTTGGCATTACCAACTACACCAATATTCTACGACCTTACCTTCATCTATGGCTTGCTCGCAAAATTTTAAAAACTTCATATCTTGTTCTTTGTACTCTTTAACCGAATCCTCTTGGAACTGTTGTCCCCAGAAGAAACCATCTTCTGCGTGATAGTCAGCGAAACCTTTTTCTATCTGTTCGCCTAATTCTTTCACGACATCTTTGGTTAAATAACATGGTGCTTCTTGGTCGCCATTAAAACCCAAATGTGATAGATGTCCTTCAACTTTCACAGCAGGGTTTTGGTCTGCCCATTTCTTTGCCATGAACTCCTGTAGTCTTGCGTGTTTTCGCCAAACGAAAACTTTACTACATTCTTCTTTATCATCATTAAAGTATTTATCCCAATCTACTTTGTGATCTCTTAAGTGTGCGTGTTGGTCTAATCCCATTTTTCCTCCTTGTTTGTTAAATGGTTTCCCCTCTCTTATCATATCCCACCATTAACGCAACAATTATCTTTTAGAATCATTCTAAAGTAATGCTTGGGAACTAGAACTTCCATCGCCCGTGCTGCTGCTGGTCAGCCAGTTGTGAACTTGTAACCAGGTGAGCTCCTGAACTAACCGAGACGAGACGAGACGACATCATAGTATTCCAGCGAGAGCGAGGATCACCACCCCGGTGCTGGCCAACGTGAATGTTGGCCACATGAAGAGAAACACTAAGTAAACGACAGCGAGGGTCATGAATTTTTCCCAGCATCACCTGCTGCAGGATCCTGAACCACCTCACTTTCCTTCCACGTGTTACCGTTCGCAATGCAACGAGAACCGGGACCTCCAGTAAGAGCGTATACTTTACCAGCTTCAGGTTTGTCCTCAGCCCCTGCTGCGGGGACCTGGTCTTGTGGCAGCCACCCATCGGGTGGCGCGTTGTCAGCATTCAATTGTTTAACGAGATCTTTTAGTGTTTGTTTTCCCATGTTACTCCCTCCTTGTCTGTTTTGTAACTGATTGTGTCACCAAGTTTTCTATCTACTAGTTTGACAGGTATATTGTTTAGTTCTCCGTATCCTTGCTGCTGCGTCCCCTGCAGGATCTTCACCCACATCGACTCGAACTGGTCGTCATCCTTGAATCGTACGTAGACGTAGTCCTTGGCCTCGGGTTTCTTTTCAAATTCTTTTACTTTAAAGTACATGTCCTTGCTGTGCTCCGCACAGGTGAACACAACGTTGTTGGGATCTTCTTTGCTCATAGTTCTCCTTTGTTGGTTAACTATACATAAGACATGATGGGATAATAGTCAACCCCCTTTTTTTATTTTATTGAACTTATCTTTCAAGATATTACTGTACTTGGTAGAATCGCCTTTTTCTAGTTCTTCACACATTTCTATCGCATCAGTTACCAGCTCCTGAAGGACAGTCACCTGCTGCTGTAGTTCAACTACTCTCTTGCTATAGGAACGAGATTTGTTCTGACCTCGGACGAGATCCAGTGCTTCAAAATCTACTGCCATTATTATCCTTTGTTTTCTAACCATACGACATCATGGGATAGCTGTCAACCAAGAAGTTCTCCTGAGCAGATGGGAACTTTGCTGGCTGCGCCAGCACCCCGGGGGTCACCTTTGTCCGAGAACGAGGTTTATCCGTGAACGAGAACGAGAAACGAGATCCTGGGTCCCGGGCCACCGACCAACAAAGAGGAAAAGTCGGTGGCCTGGATCCGAGAACGAGAGCTACGCAGCATCGGGAGGAGCTGCCAGCTCCGTTACCATCCTTCGCTGGACCAGTGGCCAGTCTAAAGGGAACGAGAACGAGGCAAACGAGACGAGGGAACGAGGATCAGTAAACACGGACACCGGTCTGTACAGTTTAAGGAGTCTCTGCAAGGGGGTCTCTTTCAGGATAATTACCTTACCACCTGCCATGATATACTTGTTGATCCAAACAATTTGCCATTTATTTAGCTTCGGAAAACTTAATGAATCTGATTTAAGTTCAATCCAAAATACTTCGCTTTTCATAACAGCATGAATGTCAGGTATACCATTAATTGTGCTAGATTCTATGCGTGTAAGAAAGCAATCAGTCAGTCCTTTTTTGACTTTTTGCCATAGTTTAGATTCTGCATTTTTACTAGTTGTCATTAAGTCAGTTTTTTAATTTCTTTGATGACTGAATTAGGTATCAAAGTAGTATTACCAATCGTTTCTATTTCAGTTTTATTATCATTATATGAATAATCTCCAAATATTCTAGTAACGCCTTTTGTTTGACTCAGGAGATGACCTTTGGTGATACAGGTGGCCAGCTTTGCTTTTTTAACATCAGAAAAACTACTCCATGAGCTATCCGAGACGATATCAAACCACTCAACTGATACCATTGGGTATTTATCTATTTCATGTTTTACCTTTTTAGGTATAGTTATTTTTTTTCTATTCATTACAAATCTGTTCTAAAACAATAAAATTCATAAATGTCTATTGCAAATTCTACCCCTAAATAAAAAGCAAATAAGTAAGTGCTCGCAATAAGTAAACCAATTAAATATTTATTCATCTATCTCCACCTTAATTTTTCCAACATAAGTTGTGATTGTTGAGTTATGCACTTGGTTAAAAACATCTAACCACTCAGACCAACTAGCTTTGTTCAATTGCTGCAACGTCTTCGGACTCAGCTTCAATCGTTTTGGCGTTGTGGCCATCGATTTTATCCGATAGTTCTTGTAACTTTTTTTCAAGTTGCTCACGTGACATACCCTCCAAACCACTAACTCGTACCTCTTTCCTATCA